GGTGACATGACCAGAGCTTTGAGTAAGTTTTGGGATGCCCGAGAAGAGGTCAGTGTACTAGAGCAGAAAGCAACAAACCCAAGCAAAATAGAAAAGTTGTTTGGCGGATCATCAGTAGAAAGCCAAGCATTAGAGATAACGCTACAGAAGAAAAAAGCAGAGCAGTTAGAGAAAGAACTTAAAGACCTGTTCTACTGGACAGGTAACGCTAATCTTTGGCACGACATGATCAAAGAGCGAGCTAGAATACGAAATATGCGTATTGCTGAAGCAAAGCAAAAAGCGCAGTCCAGAGCGGCAATGATTGATATCGCTGCAATCATAGGAACATTTGCAGTGATATTTATAGTAGTAATGGCGATAACAAGCGTGGCAGTAGAGTAATGGAATACCAACTTTTATTTAATATTGTGGTTGCAGGCGCTGGATTTTTGGGCGGCGTATTGGTCAACAGAGCTTTCGCTACACTAGACAAGATCAACGATGACCTGAAGCTAATACCAGAGAAGTATGTTGCGAAGGATGACTACAGAGAAGACATCCGCGAGATAAAAGAAACGCTTGGTGCAATATTCAAGAAACTAGACAACAAGGTTGAAAAATGAAACTTGATCCTGTTCTACTAAATATGGCTGCAAGCTGGTCAGAGAAGGCTTACAACAAGAAGAACAAGGATGCTATCAAAATAGAAAACAAGATCACAGGAGCCACGGCTTTTGTAATCAAGCGTAAGACTATAGATGTCATTGCGTTCCGTGGCACGGAGAAGAAGCTAAACGACATTCTCACAGACCTGACGGCGATCCCGGTTCCGTATGCTGGCAGAATGTGCCACGCAGGTTTCGTTCTACAACACGCTTCTATCTGGAAAGAGATCAAGAAGCACATTGACCCAAAGAAGCGCACATTGTTTACAGGACATTCTCTTGCTGGTGCGCTTGCAGAAATCTCATGTGCAAAATTAAACGGTAAGCACGACAACATTAATCTCATCACATTCGGCAAGCCAAACACGTTTCTGAAAGGCTTCAAGAGGCCGATGAAGCTCGACAATCAGATATCCTGTGTCAATGGCAGTGATATGGTTGCACGAGTCCCACGGCTGCTCTACGGGCCTTCTAAGTCGCAAACAATGCTATACTTTAGCAATACAGGCCCAGACTACATAAATCCCAGTAAGGACACCAGAATAGCTGACAGAGGCGGCATGAAGGATAGAGTCGCTGACCACAGCATGAGCGATTACAAGAAAAGGCTAAAAGAGTATCTTGAGTCTCAAGAGAAGGTAAAGCCTATAAACCAAGAAGCTGCTAAGCAACTGGAGAAAATGAGATGAGACTGATCTGTCTACTTTTTGTGTTCACCTTATCAAGCTGCACATCCGTGCAAGGCGTAATCGACAACAAGGAAATCTACTGCTCACAATTCTACAAAGGCATCCGTGCTGTTGGCAGGAGTGCCTTATCTGCTACGGCTGGTGTGGTAGTGCCTGATGTCTGCGACACAATAGACGAGATTGTCGCGGAGGAAAACGCCGAAGGCGTGGACAAAAGCGATAGCTGATCTCCGACTCATAATCCAACTGGTGTTGTTGTTCAAATGAAACTAGGCGGTCTACTCAAATCACTTGCTCCTACGATAGCCTCTGCTGCTGGCGGGCCTCTTAGCGGTATGGCTGTTAAGATGGCGGCTTCCAAATTAGGCATTCCAGACGCTACGGCAAATGAGATTGAAGACCTGATCGAGCGCGAGCCTGAGAAGGCGGTTGTACTCAAGCAGGCTGACGCTGAGTTTAAGAATCGCATCCGTGAGATGGAGATAGATCTTGAGTCTTTTAAGACTGAGGTTGAAGACCGTAAGGATGCCAGAACTAAGTTCGCGGGAGACCTTACGCCAAAGGTGTTTTGCATACTAGCGCTGCTTCTGTACGGAGCTTATGTAATGGCGGTGACCACCATGCCGCACGATCAGAATGATGAGACCATAATCTCACTTGTGCTGGGCCAGCTATCCGGGATACTGGGAACCTGCGCGGCGTTTTTCTACGGAGGCTCTCAGAAGTGAATAAGATGGACAGGCTGATAGAACAACTGAAGCGCCACGAAGGCGTTGAGACTCATGCGTACAAATGCTCCAGCGGCAAGCTGACCATTGGCGTTGGTAGAAATATTGACCCAGAAGGCGGTATCGGTTTATCAATGGATGAGATCGAGTACCTGCTTTCCAATGACATCCTGCGCTGTATCAAAGAGCTTAGCACTGAGTATCCGTGGTTTGGCGATCTGGATGAGGTGCGTCAGGAAGCAATCATCAATATCTTCCTGAATCTGGGCGCGACAAAATTCCGCTTATTTAAGCGGGCTCTGGCCGCGATGGAGCAAGGAGATTATGAAACCGCAAGCACTGAGTTTCTGGACAGCCGCTGGGCTAAGCAGGTAGGCGGTAGAGCGTTAGAGCTTACTGATATAATTAGGTCAGGCGAGTATGTATGATCCTTATATCTACCTTTGCGAAATTGTTCGAGTCGTTGATGGAGATACTGTTGATGTCAATGTTGATCTGGGTTGGTCTGTTTCTGTTCGCAAGCAGCGTATTCGTTTATACGGCATTGACGCTCCCGAATCTCGCACTAGAGATGTGGAAGAGAAAAAATACGGCAAAGCCTCAAAGAAGTTTGTCAAAGACTTCCTGAGCAGCGATCACATCCTGCTCAAGACCAGAGAGAAAGGTAAGTACGGCAGATATCTAGGTGACTTCTGCGTGGGTGACAAATGGCTCTGTGACGAGATGATCAAGGCTCACCACGCAGTCCCGTATTACGGGCAGAACAAAGCAGACATCGCAGCCGCGCACATCCGCAACAGAGACTTAGTGCAGCTCTGATCCGTAGTGGTCAGTTTCTTGCATATACTTAAAGAACTCTTTGCTCCGAGTTTCATCACCGAACACAAAGTCCTCTAAGTGCGACAAATTCCAAGCCAGCGTAGCTATGTAGTTGAGATCACGGCTACTAAATTTGTGAGGAGCCTTCTGAAGCCATTCCTCGCAGTCTTCTGGATTCTTTAAAATAAAGCTAATGCCTTCCATTTTTTTGCCTCTTCGATGTCAGACAGATGCTTGTACTTGACTAGCCTAGCATCTTCTTTGACTGCTGTGTTGGTTATTTTTTCACCACGCTTGCGCTCTATAGCTAGATCGGTAGACCAGAACCACTCTTTAGAGCAGTGACCCATAACGGTGCAGGTGTTGTCTAGGATGTTCACCACGGTGAATATGTAATGATCGCACTTCTGGTGACGCTGGTAATCTGTCAGCAAGACTCTGCTATCTGCATGAGGTACATACTTCGGAGCGTTGGTTTTGACATCAATCCGGCAGTTTCCCACTAGAAAGTCATAATCAAACCCGTCTACAAAACTGTACGGTACGTCATAGCAGGCCAGCAGCTCAGCCACAGCAAGCTCTCCGATAGTGCCTACTACCTTACTGTGCTTGTTAATACTGCGGCTGTTGAGCGTTTCTGGAGTGTCTTCAGCGATGTCGTACCAGATGTCAGGTATCTCAAAGATCGCTTTCATGCGAAGGCCACGGTATGTGGATGCCTAGCTTCTCTCCGAGGTACTTGTTCAGGATGTCATAGACCTTGATGTAGTCTATCTTGTTGGCATCTGCTGAGCTTTCTTGGTCTGTCAGTGTTTTTAGCACTGGCTTGAATAGGTAGTCTTTGACAGCGTATTTTGTCCACGGTATTTCTTTCTTGTGTTCCATCACTGTCTTTACGTCTAGGTTCTTCTCATTCAGCGCATCTGCAAGCTGCTCGCACCAAAGGTGTAATGAGCTGTTCTGCTTGACGCTACGCTGCTTTCCCGTCTTCCATTGCATGACAAGATACTTATCCTTGCGGTAGCACTCATCAATATGTTGCTTGAACATCTCTAGCGTATGTTCGCTGTTTATAATCCAATGCTGACCCGTCATTTCAGCCTCTTCTCCTGTTCTTTGATTTGCGCTCTGAAGTCTTTGATCATGTCATCATAATCAGCCTTGTAGAGCTTGTGGACTTGGTTCTTTGTAGCAATCATGTGATCAACATGATCTTTGCCGTACATATCGATCATGTGCAGCGTGTAGGCTTGTGATGCAGTGCCGTGCTTCATGCCAAACCCATTACAACCTTTGCATTGTAAATGCACATTGCATTCTTCAAGCGCCCAGCGACTGCTTGCGCCTTTTGGTAGCCAATGGCCTCCATCTGCATCCTTGTAATGCACCAGCTTGTTGCACGACACGCATCTAGCCATACCGTTGTCATCAGCAGCCTTCATCCTGACGAGCTGCTGAAGCAACCGTAATGCCTTTGCTCTGGGAGTTTCACTCGGCACTCTTACGCACCTTCACGATATGAAAGCCTCCATTGGTGACTTGCTGAACGTCGAAGGTAATATCCTTGCCGCGCAGCCAGCCTTT